AATTCTCTTTTAATTACGCTATCTGCATCTGTATTATCCTTTCCTAGTCCGCTTATTCCTAAGTATTTAAGTAAACATGATGGATTTATTTGCTCGTTACTTCCATAACCTCCATTTTTTGTTTTTACTTTTAATTGTGGTAATTTTATTTCATTCATTTTTAAACCTACGTTTAGTAAGTTCATGTGTAATTTTGCTTGATATAATCTCACTGGTATTTTAAATACATCTAATTGTATTTTATAAGATCCAAACAATGGTCCAATTGTTGGGTGTGTCTTTACATCAATGTCTAAATCTATATCGAATGTATCACCTGGTAATGCTACTTCATTCATAAATGGCACTAATGTTCCACTTGCCATTGTACTTCTCCATACATAACTTAAATCATGTGTACTTCTCTCATAATTTCTTAGTTCTACTTCTTGTCTGTTTCCAGATCCTAACCTTTCTCCTCCTAATGTTACTTTACTCATTTTCTTCTGTTTTTAAGTTTTTAAATTTGTTTACTATTGCCCATATTACTTGTACTAATCTATCCCAGTTAATTTTTTCTAACTCTTTTTTTATTTCTTTTTCGCTATCATAACCTTCTGTAATTCTATGATTACCGATTACTCCGTAATATACATTTTCGTGTTTTACTATTGTAAATGGTGTGTTATCTACTTTAATAAATTCCATTAATTGTTTGTTGTCCGTTGTGTTTAACAATTCGTCTTGTTGTTTCAATAGTGTATCCATTTTCTTTTTTTTTTGATACTTCTGTATTTATTGTTATGTAATTTTTTCGGTTTTCTTTTTTTAATAGCTCTCCCGTTTCGCTATCTATTACCTCGTAGATTCTATATATTTTCATTTTTATAGATTTGTACCCGTTATTACTCCTAATACTGCTACTACTACTGCTTTTATTATTTCTAACCAGTTAATTTTTTTTTTTTTTTCTTCCATAATTACCTCCTTTCTGTACTTAAGTTATTTTTATTTTGGATCATACTCAATATGAATGTGTGTTTTTTCTTCTATTACGTCATAACTACTTCCTAAATATTCTTTTATTTCTTCTACTACTATTTTTATATTTTTCATGTCTAGTTTTCTTATATCTATCGCTTCTCCAGTGTAGTGTTTACTCCCTTTCATATGTTTTACTGTTAGTTCGTTTCCACTTGTGATTGTCATTATATATTTTTCTCCTTCTATTGCTTTACATATACTTGCTAATGTGAATATTTTGCTTTTAATTGATTCTTTTAATTTATCAATTTTTACTGATTCATCTTTTAATTTTATCATCATTTATTTGTTTTAATAGTTCTATAAAGTTTAATGTTTCTGATAATCCTCTTTTAATTGCAATTGTATCTTCATCTTCTATTTTATCCCAATTTTCTAATAATTGCTTTTTTGCATATTTAATGCTCTTTTCTAATATTTCAATTGTTTTATCCATTTGTTTAATTTTTACCAAATATATACATTTTTTTTAATTCCAACTAAAAAAATAAAAAATTTCTAATTTTGTTTTTTTTTGTTGTAGCCTTGCGGCTTTGAGCCCACATTTTTTAATATTTCTAATTTTTTTAAATTTCTTCTTTCATTTTCATATCTTTTTAGCTCCCAGTTCTTTTCATTATTTCCATATCCTAATCTCTTATTTTTTACTCTGTAATATTCTAGTATTTTATAATATTCTTCTTCTCCTTTACTTATATCTACTTTTTCACCGCATACCCATCTTACGTTTTTATCTAATTTTTGTAACCATAGTTTTTCTCTTTCTTCTTCATTATATATCTTATTTCTGTAATATATTGGCATTGCTAATTTTATACCTTGTCTTGTTTTATATGTTTCATCTGTATTAATGTCTTTATATTTATTTGTTTTACTATCTATTCTGTTTGTATAATTATTTCCTATTCCATGACTACATAATATTTTGCTATTATATTCTTTATGCTTTTGGTCTATTTTATTTACATATTTTACTATATAGTTAATTGTTTTTTCATTCACATATCCTATACTATTTTTATTCATTTCTTTACCTTTATAGTATTTTCTTTCTCCTATTGTTATTATTCCGTATTTCCATATTTTACTAATTTCTTCTAGTTCATTGGTCCATATTATACCATGTATATGTATTCTCTCTGTATTATTTCCTCCTATTTCTGTTACTAACCAATGTCTAATGCTTTTTTTATATTTTTTTCTCCAACGTTCTAAAAATCTTCTTACTCCTTTTGTTGCTATTTCATTATCTAGGTTATATCCCTCTAATTTACTATCTTCTGTTAATTCTATTATACTTTCATTACTGAATGTTAATGTTATGAATTTTCCGTTTGTATTATTTCTTATTTCTTCTTGTAGTCTTACTTGCCATTCTCGGCTTTTTTGTTTTTTACATTCTATACACTTTCCACATCCTACTGGAACCATTAGCACTCTATTATCAGAAACGGCAGGAATTATCCCGCCGTTTTTTTTATTTGCTATATATTTTCTATTTTTAATAAGCTTTGGATATAAACACATTATTTTACTTTTGTATTATATTGTTCTCTATCTACTCCAAACATTTTATATATGCTTTTAATTCCGTCTTCTATTATATTTCCCGTTACATTCATTAACCCTGGATAGTTTCTTTGTGTTTCTGCTCCAAATTCTTGAATATTTGTTTTTTGTTGTTCTATATTTAATCCCTTATTTTTTAATTCTAATTCTTTCCATCCTTGTTCTACTTTGGTCCATTGTTGTTTTATTTCATTATCCATTTTTTTTGTAGACATCATTGTATTTACAATTTTACTAACATTTTCCCAATTTCGTGTTGTTCCATCAATTTGACTTAATTTTCCTTCTGCAACTTGTTTTTCAGTGTTTGCATTTACGTTATTTAGTTCAGCCTTTGATTTTTCTAATGCTGTTCCAATGTTTAGACTATTGAAATTATTTTCTATTTCATTTCCGTTTATTTGTGTTCTTGTTAAGTCTGTATCTACTCCCTCAATTTTTGTCGCTTCCGCTTTTAATTTTTCAGTTTGTGCTTTTATTAGTTCTAATTGAGCTAAATTTTGTTGAGCATTTACTCCTATTTCCATTGCATTTGCCACATTTTGCCCTCCACTTGCACTACCTCCTGAACCTCCACCCATTGTTGCTCCTCCACTTCCACTACCTCCATACATTAATCCTACGTTTAGTCCAGCTTTTTCCATCTGTAGTCTTTGTGGTAAGTAGTTTGTTTTTTCCCAATTTTGCATTTGTATCTCTTGCATTTGTTTATTTAATGCCATTTGATTTTGCATTTGTTTATCCATTAAATTTCTTGAATTGCTCATTCCCATTGCTTGACCAATCATTCCTTGAGTCATTCCTAACCCGATACCTAGTGCTTCGTTCATTTTTCGCGCTTTTTTTAATAAGCGGTACTATATACTTGTTATATAAGAATACATGCGTACCGCTTAATATTAATTATTAATCATTTGATGTTCCGTTACCATGTATTGACTCGGTTTCACCGTCTTTCACTACACTCATTTTTGCTAAGTTTTCTCTACTTGCTATTTTGCTTTTTTGTATTTTATCCATTGCATCTACTGCAATCTCAAACCTATCTGTTCTAATATTATACCCTGGTTGCACTCCATCTTTTCTATCAGTATATATTAATGGTGCTCCATCCTTTATAGGTTCTTTATTTGTTGTTACTCTTTCAACTTTTTGCTCTATTGTCTCGCCTTCTGTACAATTATATATTTTTAAGCTAGTTTTTGTAAATTTTGGTATTTTATACATAATTTTAATCCTACCCACCCACCCGTCTTTCGACTTTTATTTTATTATTTTATAAGTTTGGCATCAATTTTGCACTCATTTTTCTTCTTGCAGTAATATCTACTGCTATTTGTGTCCAAAAGTTTTGCGCATCAATTCTTGTATCTGCAAATATTTGATTAAATTTTGTCGGATCTACATAGGTCGTTAAGTCTTTTATACCTGTTCTATATGCTCCTTCTTGTTCGTATCTCCTATTTAAAGTCATGTACATTTGTTGATTTTCTTCTGCAAAGTTTCCGTAACATTTATTTACGTTTGTCATGTAATTTATCCATGCTGGTTGTTTTCCCGCGCTGCTGAATACTGGTACTCCAGTACTCATATCTGTGTCCCACCATGCCATTTGTTCTGTAATTAAATCTTGGAAACCAATTTCATCTAGTCCTGGTTTATGGAAATCATCCATTGTTTTTAGATTTACATCCCATTTGTTTCCTTGACTATAATCTACTCTAGGGGTTAATGATACTATTCCCATTATATAACTCGGCTCATCTACTTTAATGTACACCTTACCTCCTTTATGTTTTTTTGTTAATATACCTCTACCCGCTAATGTTCCTAAAGGTTGGTTCACTTCTTGTCCGCTTGTGCTTTCACTTGCTCCAGTTGTTGATACTACTTCTTGGAATGCTAATTCTTTGATAAGTCCTCCCATGTATACTGGATTTTCTTCTCCTCTTGTTCTTTCGTGTGTATATACTGCATCTAACCAATCATCATAAGTTCCTCCACTTACTGCGATTCTGTTTAACATATCATATACTTTTCTACTCAATTGTAGTGTATCTATTGTAAAGTTACCCTCGCTTGTATCAATTGCTGTTATACTATTAATTCCATTTGGTCCGTCTATCCATTCAGTACTTACCCAGTTATTAAATAGGTCGCTTTGATACGTTTTAATTAATAACCCTTCCTGAGTACTCTGTTTTGAGAAACCTAACTCATCTTCTTTTAGTGTTAAGCTATAAGGTTCAATACTATTTTCATCTATTTTGAAACTATTTACATTCATTACATCCGCTAATATTAACTTTCTCATTTCGTCAATATTTTCTAATGGAAATTTTTTTAATTTTGGTATACTTATGTTATTACCTTCATCGTCCCAATAATATCCTCCGTATATTCTTGTACCCCATATCCATTGTTGTGGTGCATCGCATAACCAATAACCGAATTGTTCGTTATATTCTATTCTTCTGAATATTTGTGTTAAGTTTCTGTCGCTTTCTGGATTTTGATTTCCATCATCTGCGAATTTTATTATAATTTTTTCCGGTATTAAGCTTTCATCTGCGTATACGTGCCAATATCCACTACTAGTTGTTGCAAATGTCGTATTTCCATCTTCTAACATGCTTACTCCTGGATTTGTTCCGTCGAACATTTGTATATTATATACATTTAATACATCAGGTCTCATATCATTATGTACAATTACCCCATATTCTTCTTGTTTATTTGAATAATATTGTTTGTATATATCAAACATCGCAAGATATGGTACTGCATTGAATTCTCTTTTAATTACGCTATCTGCATCTGTATTATCCTTTCCTAGTCCGCTTATTCCTAAGTATTTAAGTAAACATGATGGATTTATTTGCTCGTTACTTCCATAACCTCCATTTTTTGTTTTTA